CGGAGACCTCCGGGCACGGACGGGCGGCGACCCTCGTTCCGTTCATCCCCAACCCGATCCAGCTCGACCTGATCCACCGGATCGATGCGGCCATCGCGGCGAATCGGCCGCCGCGGTTCCTCATCCTGAAGGCGAGGCGCATGGGGATCTCCACGGTGATCGAGGCGTACTACGCATGGAGGATGCTGCGGCATCGGAACACCAACGTGTTCATCGCCGCCCAGGACGACAAGAGCACGGCCAACGTGTTCAACATGGCGAAGACCATGTTCGACCACCTCCCGGCGCACATGAAGCCGGAGCGGCGGCACGACAACGTGGAGCAGTTGTGGTTCAGCCATCGGGAGGACCCCGAGGCCGGACTGGACTGCCGGTACGAGGTGGTGACTGCCAGGAGTGCGAACGCGGCCCGGTCCTACGAGGTCCATCTGTTCCACGGCTCCGAGGTCGCGTTCTGGGACGACCCGGAAACCTTCATGCTCGGGTTGAGCCAGTGTCTGAGCGACGACCCCACGACGTGCGTGCTGCTGGAGAGCACGGCGAACGGGGCGGGCGGGTACTTCTACAACGAGTTCTGGGCCGCCTACCGGGGCCAGGACAAGCGGGGCCTACCCATCGAGTCCGACTGGGAGGCGGTGTTCTACGGCTGGCACCGGATGCCCCACTACCGGCGGGCGCTGCCGGACGGGATGAGCGTCGAGAAGTTCCTGCTGACGTGCGACGACACGCTGCTCGGCATGATCCAGGAGTACGGGTTGACGCCCGAGCAGGCTGCGTGGGCGAAGTACATCTGGGCGAACAAGTGCCAGCGGTCCTGGGAGTTTTTCCGCCAGGAGTACCCCGGGAAGCCCGAGGAGGCGTTCGCCTACGCCAGCAGCCGGGTGTTCTACGAGCCCGACTTGCAGGTCATCGAGACGGCCCACGTTCGAGACCCGATGTGGCGGGGCATGATCGTGGATGCGGCCCGCGAGTCGGACGAAGATCCCGTCAACCACATCGAGGCCATGCAGCCGCTCCTGCAACGGAACCCGATGGGCCACCTGTGGATCTGGGAGTCGCCGGAAGAGGGGATCGAGTACGCCGTCATCATCGATCCGGCCGCTGGGAGCGTCACTGGAGACGACACGGCGATACAGGTGCTGCGGCAGGACAACGCCGCCCAGGTGGCCGAGTACGCCGGCACGCTGGACCCGATGCGGGCGACGGAGGCCGGCGTGCTGCTGTCCCTCCTGTACGGCGGCGCGCTGCTGTCCTGGGAGGTCAACGGCATCGGCCATACGGTGACGGCCGGCGTGCTGATGACCGGGTACAACCACGTCTTCGAGCGCATGACGCTGGAGTCCAGCGACGGCGCCACCGACCGCGCCGGCTGGACGACCAGCCGCGGCACCAAGCCCCTGATGATCTCGCTCGGCGTGTCCATGGTCAGCCGCAAGGTGGCCGTCATTCGGTCTCACCGGCTCATGGAGCAGCTTCGGACCTTCCGCGAGTTCGCCACGCGGGGTGGCATCAAGGGCGGCGTGGACCCGAGCGAGGACCGCGGCAGTCGCGTGCGCTGGGGCGCCCCGCCGGGCGAGCTTGACGACTGCGCCATGGCGTGGCTCCAGGGCATCGCCGTCCTCCAGGTCGAGAGCGTCCACACCGATACGCCCGGCATGTTCACGCGGCGCGTCAACGACGACGAGCTGCTGCAAGAGGAGTTCGAGCGCGTCCAAGCGGAGTTGGCTGCCGATGCACCGACTGTGGCGTATCTTGGGGACCACTGGAAACCGTGGAGTTGACGACCATGCCTGCCGACGACCAAAGCCCCTCTCTCCCCATGTCGGCCGAGGAGGCGCGCGCCGCCATGGCGCGCATCCAGGCGTCCTACGACGACATGAAGACCCGCTACCACGAGGACTGGGACAGCCTGCTGCGCGCCTACGATACCGGGCGCCTGGAGAAGAGGATTGCCGGCACGTTCCCGGGACTCCAGTTGATGGCCGCCGCTCTGGAAACGCAGCTCGACTTCATCGCCTACGAGGACCCGCAGTTCATCGCGGACCCGCCGGGGGACGGCGCGGAGGACCGGCGGCGGGCCAAGACCGTCGAGGCGGCGCTGTCCACGGAGTGGCGCAAAGCCCGGTTCGGGCTGGAGACGTATCGGTGGGCCCTGAACGCCAAGATCTGCGGGGCCGGTTTCCTCCGCATCGGCTACGACGAGGCCGGGCTGTTCGTGCCGACCACGGACTACGAGCTTGACCACGGCGTGGACCAGACGGCCGCGAATCCCGACGTGCGGGCGCTCAACGACATGCTGGAAGCCGCCGGCTTGCCCGTGGACCACCGCGGCGCCCATGTCTTCGTGGAGTGCATCCAGCCCTGGAACATGGTCTTCGAGTCCGGGTACGAGGACGTGCGCCGCTTCCCATGGCTCGCCATCCGACACCTGATGCGGCTGGAAGATGTCCAGGCGAACGCTCTCTACCGGGATGCCAAGGCCTTGCAGCCCGACAAGATCCTGGCCGAGGACAAGTTCGAGCAGCGGGCTGCCAACGGGTCCTACATGGGCCCAGGCATGATCGGGACCGCCACCCACGTCGAGGTTTGGGAGTACTGGTACTACACCTACGCCTCGCGGATGGTGCGCGATGCCAACGGCGCAAAGCACCGTCGCAAGGTCCGCGAGACGCGCGTGTTGTGGCTGACGAACGCGCCGCGCGACGACGGGGAGGATTCGCCCACCGTGCTGCGCCACGTCCTGTCCTATCTGGACATGCCGGGCTATCCAGTCGAGGAGTTGCGGTTCGGATACCGGGCGAGTCGCTTCTTCGGGCCCAGCGCCGTCGAGCGCATGATGCCGGTGGCGGACGCGATCAACGCCCTGTTCGAGGCGGCCGTGTATGGGATGGCGGCGGCGTTCGCGCCGAAGACGTTGATCAAGAAGGGGCTGCTGACCGCCACCACACGCTCCAAGATGGCAAGCTCGCGGCCCGAGGTGATCGAGGTCGCCAGTCGGAACCTCCAGGCCGATGTGAAGATCCTCCAGGCCGGCGCGTTCCCGCAGGAGATGCCCTACCTGCTCAACCAAGCTCGGGCGTTCATGGCCGAGCTGGGGGCCGGGGACGAAACGCTGCGCGGGTCCAGGTCTTCCGCCGGGTCGGCCACGGAGACGGCCGCACGGATGACCGTCGCCAAGACCACGCTGGGCACCGCGCAGAAGCGGTACGAGGAAGCCATCGCCCGAGTGGCGGCCAAGGCGCACGCGCTCATGGCCCAGTACTACGACGTTCCACGCACGGCGCTCCCGGTCTCCGGCCCAGGAGTGTCCTACACGGGCGCCGACATCCGGGGCGACCTGCGGATCCGGGTCGTCCCCGGCTCGACCCGTCCCCAGGGTCAGGACGCTGGGCAGCAGGCGTTCATCGGCTTCGCCAACGCGCTGGCGATCATGGTGCAGAGCCTCCAGAAGGTCGGCGCCACGCCCGAGATGGTGGCCGCGTTCACGACGCAGGCCATGGACCTGTGGGACCAGGACAACCGAGACGCCCGAGAGAGCTTCGCCGCCCTGGCTGGCGGTGCCATGCGCGGTGCCAGCGCAGGAGCAGGGCCCGGTCCTGGCGCCGCTCCCATCGCCAGCGGCGCCGCCTACAACCCCGACAACGGGGTGCCCATCACCAGCGCCCCCACCATCCCCGGCATCGGCGGCCTGCCGACGACCGGCGGCTTCGCGGAGTGATCCAATGCTCGTCCACGTCCTGTGCGACCACCCCGCCTGCGGGCGCATCCAGCGGATCGGCATGACCGAGCAGGCCATCGCGTCCGCCCAGTCCAACGGCTGGCGGAACGTACCGCCTTGCCCCGCCTGCGGGCGGCGCTACCACTTCCGGCAAGCGACGGCCGAAGAGGTCAAGGCGGCCCCCATCGTCCACACCTGAGGTGCCATGCCCGCCTACTCGTTCCGTTGCCGGTCCTGCGACGCCCAGTTCCTGCTCGTCGCCACAGTCGCGGAATACAGCGGCCACGCCGAAACCTCCTATGCCGCGGTGGCGTGCGAGGCCTGCGGGAACCTGGGACCGATTCGAGACTTCGCCGCCGACGTGGCGAGTCAGTACACGGAGAAGCAGCAGTTCTGGGACGACACCGCGCCGGAGGAGGTCGAAGGGAAGGGCGGGTTCTCGCGGGAGCGGGATCGCATCCTCCGCGCAAACGGGCTCAGGCAGGCCGAAACCTCCGGGCGGAAGCGCACCCACGGCGGCACCCGGACGTGGACCGAGAGCGAGATCGTGGCCGGCCGACTCCACGAAGAGATCGTCCGCGAACGCGCGGAAAGAGCGGAGAAACAACGCTCCGGAGCGTGACTTTCTGACACTGGCCGCCCCCCAACCTTGCCAGAAAGTCAACAATCGCGCTTGACAGTGACGGAATGGCACGCCCATGCTTGCCCCGACCCGCAAGGTCGGAGGCAAGAACGTGCAGCCAGAAACCACTCCCGACAACGGCACCGACGCCCCGGGACTGGGAACGACCGACAACCTCACCGACGCGGCCCCTGCCGATGCGGTGCGGACCGGCGAACCCTCTCCCGAGCCGACGGCGCCGACCGGCGAGCAAGGAAACGGCGGAACAGCCCCCGAGTCCTTCTTCCCCGGCGACCCCAACCAACTTCCGCAGGACGTGCAGCCCTTCTACAGAGGGATGCAGGCCGCGTTCACCAAGGGCCAGCAGTCCATCGCGGCCCAGCGGCGTGAACTCGACAACCGCCAGAAACAGGCGGACGACACCCTGCGCGAACTGAATCTCGCCCGCGCCAAGTACGACGCGGGCAATCAGGGCCCAGAGCGGACGGACACCGCTCGACCCGGGCAGCCGGCGAAACCCGCCGGCCCGTCCGACCAGGAACTCTCCGAGAGAGTCGCGGCCCTGGTGGAGGCCAAGCGGCCGTTCGAGGCGCTGACCCTGCTTGCAGACAGCGTGACCGAGCGGAAGGTGGCCGCGGTCGGGGAAGTCTACGAGAAGAGGTTGACGGAGTTGCAGCGGCGACTGGACGAGGTGCAGGGCGAGACCCGCACCATCGGCGTGGACCGGAAGATCCGGGCAGCCTGGAGCGCAGTCAGCACCGAGCATCCCGAGTTCACGACCCCGAAGGTGAGTGCGGAGATCTCGGCCATCCTGCAAACCCCGCCACCGCGGCTGGCCGCCCTCCTGGATTCGGGTCAGCACGAGGCGGCACTCGAACTTGCGGGTCTCTACGCCCAGCGCAACATCGAGGCGGGGGCGGCGGTTGGTCGCGCGGCAGGACGCCTGTCCGCGGGCCGTCCCGGTGCACCGGCTCCAGCGGCACCCGGTGCCGACGCCGACAAGATCGATTGGCGGGCTTCCACCCGCGACATCATGCGACAGGTGATTGCTGCCGATCCGGCGCTCAAGGCCGCCGCCGGGTCATGGCGGGACCTCAACTGACCCGGCCGACCCTCGGAGCCTGACCCATGCCGCCCAGCACGACGACCTTCTTCAAGACCGGCAACGCCTTCTACACGAACCTGCTGTCCCAGACCTGGGGCGCGCTGTGGAAGCAGCGAGTCAGCCTGATCGTGGAGCAGTCGCCGTTCCTGCACCAGATGATCGCCAAGGGTGCCATCCACCTGGAAGCGGCGCCGTGGGCGTGGCGTCCGTTCACCCACGCGCTGAACCCCAACATCGGCACCTACCAGGGCGCGCAGGTCCTCCCCGCCGCCACCTTCCAGCACACCAAGGCGTTCCGGTGGATCCACTGGGGCCAGATCTCCTGCCAGTCGGTCATCCCGACCGACGAGATCGACAAGAACCAGGGCGCCTCCGGCCAGATCGACAGACTCGCGGACACCGAGCAGTACGTCGCGGCCGAGACCATGCGCCAGTTCATCGAGGAGCAGCTGCACACCGCGTGGGCCGTGGCCGGCGACATGCAGGGACTGCCCGACATGATCGAGTTCGCCACGCCCGCGACGCAGACCGGCACGGGGCTCCTGGTGGGCGAGGTCGCCAAGAGCACGGCAATCAACCACTTCAACCAGTACGAGCAGATCGCCGGCAGCTTCGCCGTCGAGGGCGTGCCCACCCTGAAGAAGCTGTACCGCAAGTGCAGCCGCTACGGCAGGCACCCCGACTTCATGCCGGTGGAGCCGAGCGTGTACGACGGGTACGAGGAGTACCTGGGGCCGTTGCAGCGCCTCCAGGACCCGGCCATGGGCAACGTCGGGTACGAGAACCTGATGTTCAAGGGCGCGGTCGTCGTGCCCGACTACAACCTCACCGAGGACGGCGGCAAGGGCTACATGCTCCAGATCACCGGC